GAATAAAACTTAGACATCGTTTTAGTTTAATTTTAAATACATTCTAGTCCCCATCGAGGCAAGCGACAAATTTACATTGCACATTTGATCTGTTTGGTCTGACACTTGTAACTGTTGGAGGACCATCAAATCTATATCTTAACAGAAGTTTTCCAGTACCATCACTAACTCTAACTTTATCAAACAAAACACTATCATCTGTATCAGGAACAGGAAAAGTAATTCCTGCTAATGCGTCACCACCATGAAATTCAAGATAATCATAATCAGAATTGACATCTTCATAAGTATTTAAAATTTGATTAACTTCGTCATCTGTAAGATTTGTAAATCCTAAAGTTAGTTTTGCATCTACTTGTTTGTCACCATATCTAAGAACAGTTTTTGCACCATTTTGTGCAACAAATTCAGTTTGTGGATACCTTCCAGGTGTGAAAGTTCTGGAAGAAGGTTTTATAGTTGGAAAATTTCTTTTATTTGCCATTATTTATCAGGATCAAAGAATATATCTGGATCATAGTCTAAAATAGATAACTTTCCATTGTCATTCAAAGGTTGATGTGTTGCGGTTAATTGTACAAAACCTTCATCTGTATATGTAATAGATTCTATTTTATAAATACGATCAGCAGCATCAGTTTTTTCTATTGTAAATACAGAATTTCTAAATTTACCTTTCGCTCTTCCATTATCATCAAGAGTTAAAATAGCTCTTTTAGGATCACCAAAATCAGTTCCATTTGTATTAAAAGCTCTCCAATAAAATATTGGTTCTCCTACAGGGTTTGTATTACCTTGTGATTGTATAACTCCATGAGCAGATATATAACCATTTTCAAACCTGTCGTTGTGCGTAATTTCAGAAAAAAATCTAATATGCTCTCCAGGTTGTAATGACATTGCAGATTCAGGTGTTGTTTCAAAACTAATTCCATGATCTACAAATTTTCTTACAAGCAGTGCATATTTTGCAAATTCTTCTGCATGATTTCGAGATGTACAGAAATTTGACATATCGAAAATTTCTCTAGGGTCATTTTCACTACCACCTAATTCTTCCCCAAGTCTTAAATCTAAAACTTCAGTCTTTGCAAAACCATTTTCTACTTCTTCACGATATAAAACTCTTGATTGAAAAAGCTGTCTTTCTTCTGGGGATAAAAAACTTACCTTAAGATTTCTTGTATTACCATCAGTAAATAACGCTTTTACTAAATCCTTACCTAATACGTCACGATTAATTTCATTGTCTAAATTTATAGGAACTGTTGGTGTTAAAGAAAATTGTCCACCTTTTATAGTGAAATCTAATAAACAAAAAACTGCATTTTGATAAATAAATTCTCTTATATTTTGTTGCTGTGTAATAATCCCATCCCAATAAAAATTATTTGCCTCGCAAAACTGAGAAGCTTTTTTCATATCTTCTTTATTTATTTGGGTCGTTCCAATTAAATTACCTGCTCCGTTAATGCTATCTGTTAACAAGTGGTAGGCAATATCAGGAAATAAATTAGATGAATCATTTGAACCCGTAATTAAGTTTTCTACTTTTATTCCGTTCTTAACGTAAACAGATAATTGAGAGAAATTATTAAATTCTTTACTACTGTTCATTTTTAAGCCAACATTTGATAATTGGCTATAAGGTAAAAAATCTTCGTCTATACTACTTGCTCGCACTAATTCATTGACGTAAGTAATCTGATGTTCTGGTTGATCTAAATGAGAAGGTCTTTCTGCGTCAAATTTTACATAATCAGCTATTGCATCAAAAGGATTTAAATTTTGACCTTCAGGCCAGGGATCTGTTACAAAAACACCAAAGTCTACACTACAAAAAACATCTTCGTTACCAAATGAATCAAAGGGAATTGTTACCTTATCACCTTCTTTATAACCACTACCTTTGTTTGTAATTTTCCATTTTTTAGCACCATTATCATATAATTCAACTTCTACTTCCAAACCTGTTCCAGAACCACCTGTAGGAGATACTGTTTTTGGATAACCTGAAACTATACCATCAGTTACGTTTTTTAAACGTGATAAAACTATTTTATATTGATTGTCAAAATTATCATCATCATCAAATATTGCATTTCCAGGTGAATAACGTATGCCACCTGATATGACACTAAAATCAGTATTATTTGCAGCAAAAGCTCCGTGTTTTCTTTCAGAAAATGTATATCTACCTTTCAAATTATCTCCATAATAGAAACTTAACTGTGTTCTTTTTTTTGGACGAGTAGCAAATTTTTCATTGCGTTGATATACATAAAATCTATTTTCTGAATCATTATCATATTTTATTTCAAATGGTACATATTCTTCTCTAGTTGCTGGCGTACCAACAACAGAACGGTCAAAAGATAAAACTTTTCCTTTACTTGCATCATCAGATTCTGGTATTTCGCCTAAAAACCATTCAGGATTACTAGCTCTAGATGGTGTTAAAACATAATTTGATTGCCCGTTAAAATATATTGAGTTAATTCCTGAATTACCTATATTTATACTTGCAAGTTTTGTTCCTGTTAGTAAATTTATTTCTTCTCCTATATACTGAGACTTGATTAAATTTCCAGGGACAGGTTCTAATTTAAATTCTCTTAATTCTTCATTACTATGATTAATTCTTATAAAATTATATTGAGGTTGAGGTGTTCTACCTAAAACAGCAAAAGGCTTATCACCAATTTTGATCCAATCATTTTCGTCTACAGTTCTTGTATATAACTCAAAAAAACTATATCTTTTTACATATTTACTCATTTGACCTAAAGAAATATTACCGTTTTTCTTTTCGTAATCATGTACAACACCATCAATACCTGCTTCATCAGGTTTGCCATAATATTGCCAATATCCAGGATGGCTATTTACATTTGCAAACCCAGTAATCTGTTTGTTTACGACAGATTTTATACCAATTTCTGTAGTATCACATTTATAACTATTAGTAATAACTCCAATAGCACATTTTTGAATTAATAAAGTTTCGTAAGGGTTATGTGCATCTTTAACAGATTTTACTTGAACTTTACCTGGCTCAATTATTTTAAATGTAAATTTTTTTGTTTTATTTTCTTCCCAAATACCTTCATCGTGACTAATCAAAATACCCTTTGCCGTTCCAATAAGATATTGTTCTCCTATTGCTAAAGTATCGTCTGTATTTTCTCTATCAGCATTTACAGAAGATGCAACATCTTCAGCACTCCAATCACTAAAATCAAATTCTTTATTAGGATCGTGATTTGATATTTCATATTTTACAATCGCATTTTTGGCAACATCAAAAGTGCCAGATCCTTGAGTACCCCTTATTGCAACTATAGCTTGGTATCTAGGAAAGTTTGTTTGTACTTTCTGTCTTTTTATGATTGTTTTCTTTTGAACATCTCCATCTAAATTATCTTGTATAAGCACTAATTCATAAGGAAGCATAAATCTCATGCTATTAGGCACAGGATTATAGTTACCAAAAATATTTTGTGTAGAAGGGGTGCGAGTTGCACAGAAAGTATTATCAACAAAACCAGCAGTGTAATCACTGTCAATTAAAGGCAATGCAACATCATCTGTTGAAATTTTACCGTTTCTATCTTTTTCTCGTTCTAGATTTCCTTGAGGATATTTATGTGGTCCGTTTTTAAACTTTCCATTACCACTACCGTTATACCAAAAAAGCCTAAATTTACCTTCCGAATAATTTTTTAACAACATATCACCTATTGCATATCCATTAAAATCAGGACTTTGACCAAGTTCTCCAGAAGATAAATTAAATATTGCCTTTATCTGCTGCCCTTTGCCAAGACTTCTCATTTGTGACCATAAAAGTTGTGTATTTACACGAATACCTCCATAATCAACTTTATCTTTTGTTTTATATTTAGCAAAGACCAAAGGTATTACAGCACCTAACTCTGCAAGCTCTTGTGCTGAATCAAAACCTGTTTGTGGTGCAAATCTTCTTACTCCTTGCTGCCCTGCTGTAGTAAGACTAGGAGGAGTTTTGGGAGGCTTTGGTTTGGGTGTTAGAAAATATGAAACAAGAGTAAGAACTAGACCAACAATTATCTGACCAGCAACAGTTAAACCTCCGCTAATAGTACCTCCAACAAATAGCACTTGAGGCATATTAACAATGTATGGAATATCCTCATATTCTTTTGGTCTTTTACCGTTTTGATTTACTACATACTCTAAAAATTTAAAGTATTCTTCTTTACTAAGACCTAACTGCTGACAAAGTTCTTGCTCAAAGGGTAATAGTATTTTTCTATGTCCAATCTGTCTAATGGGCTCCATCGAACCATCGACTCTCCGCAATTCAGCCATCCATCTTTCCAATAAACTGCAAGGCCATATCCAACATTAGATTTACATAATGCTACTGTACCTATTTTAAACTCTTTTGTCTCGTTTCCCCACTTTTCTAGTTCTTCTTTAAATATTCCAAAATCTTTTTTTCTTACTCTTTTATACCAATCTCTTGTAGGTTCTGGAGAAGTAATACCGTAATATTTTAAAACTGTTCTTGCTAATGAAACACAGTCTGCTGCATGATGTTTTACAGGATCAGCACCTAATCTATAACGTAAACCAATAAGCTGATGTGGCTTCATATAGTTTGTATATTTCCAGTACGAGGTAAAAAACCTACAAGATCCGTTGTAAATACTCTGTTAGGAGCAGTCGTACCAACAGCATCTATTGCACTACTTAATAAAACTTCTATTGTTTGTTGGTCATAACCAAAAGAAGCAATAAGCCAATTTTCTACAGTCATTACTTCGTTTACAGTAAAATCACTATTCATTTTGCATACTTCTACTTTTACATTATGTCTTTCTGCTATTGAGTCTCTTACATGATTCATTGCAATAGAATTATTAGCAAGTATTAATTGTGCTTCTAAATTATCTCCTGATTTAGTTTTAGCTGCACCTTGATATATAAAAGGTAAAAATGTATGTAAATTACCGTTATGCAAAATTAAGTTAGAACCTGCTGTCAATGTATTCATATCTCCTCTTACACTATTTTGGAAAAAACGATTAAATGTAGAATCTTTTACCTTTGTTAAATGTAGAAAAGTAGTTAGATATGTAATACTCATAAACCTAATGTGGCACGTTGGCTACGAGAGTTTTTTAGAGTAGCAAAAGCTTGAGAACGACCAGCACTAGCACCTTGTTTTGCAGCAGTATTAATTATCTCAGGTACAGCACTTTTTGGAACG